TAGCAGTGTTAGTAGTTATGTTATTATACTGTCTATTCATGTTTAATGCTATCTTCTAGGTTAGATAAGGTAAGTTCGTCTTCTTCAGAAAACTCATAGTCATCGGATTCTACTTCTTCTGTAATATCGTCATCAAAATCAAATAAGTTGTTAACTTGTGATGTAAGATCTGTTAATAACACTTTTCTAATTTTTTCAACTTTTTCTGTAATAATTGATTCTGCTACATACTGAGTAGTCGTAGTAGTTTCAATATTAACTATGTTTTTGCCAGTATTGCCACGTGTACCCGGAATACCTCGCCACATGAGATGATAATAATCAATTATTTTAATTGCAGCTGTTTGATCAGGGCATGCAATAATTTCGTCAATTACATCTTTAACAAGTTTAAACTGATGTATTTCATTTACTAACATTCGAGGAATTACACTATTATCATATGCTTCGTTTGCTTTTTGCACAGCGTTAACATGACTCCACACATTATGCCCCATTAGGATAGCATAGCTAAAACTATCCCAACTAGTTTTGCCAATCTTATTAACTTTGTTTGCATCACCTAATGTTATCCAGTATTTAGGATCATTTAAATACTCCGGTTCTGTAAATAGTTTAGCATGATCAATCTTATCATTATTAACTTCTGTCCAATTAGGCACACCGTGACCATATATACAAATGTCTTTAATTTCTACTTGATCTATTAACGGACTTGGGTCAAACACATTAAATATGCCATCTTGTATTACTGCATCTTTAAATAGTCTAGCATCTTGTGCATACTTTTTATTGTCAACACTTGGCACCATTCGATAAACCCATTTAGATCTATCATCTAATTCTGTAGTAATATATACCTGACCATTAGCAGTAGCTAAAAATGGACTAGCACAATCGTAGCTAATAGTAAAACTAGGATTAACGTATTTGCGCACTGCACGTTGTATATCAGTTAAGAAACACGCCCATTCTAATTTACTAGTTCCTAAGAAATGCATCCAATCGTGTTTGCCTTCTTGTAATAAGTTGTCAAATTTTAAAGCCACTACACGTTTAAGTACTAACTCAGCATCACACATATTTTGACCACCCATTGACCAACCATTAAAATGATTATCTGGATATATAGCCGGGTCGCAAAAGTCTTTCATCTTACTATACCAGTCATCAGCTTGTGTATGGGTTTCGCCTTGTAATACGTTTAAGAATTTACAGTTACCATTGCGGTGTTTCATAAAGTATTCATTGTTATAAATCGTAGCATCAACTGCTTCGTCATAACTTGTAATACCAGTTGCAAGTTTACCTGCAGGACTTCTTTCAACCCATGCCGGAATATCAAGCACCATACCGTAATCCATTAACGCGTCCATCCATGCTAATACTTGCTCTCTTTTCTTTTGAGCAGCATCTAACCGCGCTTGGTAAAGTTTAACATGATCAATCTTAGTAGTTTTAGCAACCCCTTTTTTGTTAACTATAGGATTACCAGTTGCATCAAGTACAGGAACAGTTTCGATACCTTTAGCAACACAATCAGCCATTGTTGCTTGTACTACTGCACTAGTTGGATCTCGCCATTCGCCTTCCCATACACCTTTACCAATCTGAAAACCTCCAGAGTCGCCTAACACCCAACTTGTGCTTCTGTCTCTATTACGGAACATGTCTTCGCTTTCGTCAGGTTTAGTTAAATCTAAGTTTGCATGTCCAGCTGAGTACAAACACCATCTATAATAAAACTCACCTTTTTCGGGTTCTAAGTAATTAAGGCCTTCTACGCCTGCTTTAAACGATGCAGGAATACGTGACGGTTCAACATAATTGCCATACCGTTGTTTTCCAACAAACGTCGAGTAGAATCCCGACGTTGCAGGTAGGAACACTGCGTAATCACTTTGTGTCGCTGTTAAGTTCCGATTCATGTTTTTCCTTTATATTTGCTAACTCTATTTCTAAATTTGTAATTTTATTATTCATTGTAACTAACATTGGTAAACTAGTTACATGGCTATTAAGCCAATTAGTAAATTGAAATTCATTGTATGGTGCATTAATGAATTTTTCAAATTTATCTGTACTGGTCTTAATCCCACCAAATTGCCATTTTATAGTTTCAAAATCATTCAGTAGTTGTTCAAACGGTCCTGGATTAGATCCAACTGGTAGATCTAATTGCGCTAATGTTACTATTTTATCAACTGAGTTTTTAATACTATCGTTTGCGCTTACGTACATTGTATCAAGTAAGCGCATTGCTTTTCTAATGTCTATCATTATTTTGTGTATGCTGGTAATGTGTAGTGGTAAACTGCAGTGCCGCTATCGACAATAATTTGCAACGATCCTTGGTCCGATACTCTCATAGTTAAGTCACCGTTTAACCCTAAGATACCAAGTACAGGTGACACAGGCCACGACCATGTATTTTTTAATGTAGTAGTAATACCAGAATGGAATACAAATGATCCTGCGTGTGTACTTGCATCACCAAATCTAAACACTAAGTCGTCATTAACTGTTGCCAATTGGAACACGGTTTCTTCTGTGTGTGCAGCAGCTTGGTGTTTTAAGCGTTGAATACTTACACCGGTTGGCACAAATTCAACATCATAAATAATTTCTACTTTAAGTTTTGGTCTTTTTACTTTTGCACTAATGATTTCTTCATTCATAAATCTGTAATCATTTTCGTAATCACCTGCAGCATTAGTAAAGTGTAATCCTGTTGGAATTTTCTTATCATCTCTAGTTTCTTGTACAACTTTAATAGTTGCATCTGTTTTATATTCTGGGCATTTAAGATGTAAATCTAATTTGTTTAAATTTGGCATACCAAAAATGCATTCACCTAGTCCGCTAACTGGTGCATGTGTGGTTGCGTACAGCATAACTGATCTGTCTTCAGCAACTGATTCAATCACTGCATTTGCTGCAGTCGCAGTTACTTTAACTAATGGTAAAACGGTTAATGTGTGTGTATGTGCTACTAAATCTTGTAAAAAACCTTTCATTTAAATCTCCTAATTTGTTATATTATATTATATTTGTATCAATTTGTCAATGTTTAGTTTATTCAAATTCAAATAAACTGTTAAACGTGTTTCTATCTGAAGTATCGGCTAGTTTCCAGTTCAAAATACCAATTAAGTTATTAAGTTTGCTGTCTATAATAGTATCTTCCATACCATTATGATCAAATGGTAAATTTTTAAACCATTGAGGCAGTCTTAATTCGTCTACCGGGTATGCAACACTAGTAAACCCTAATGGGTTTTGTTTAAGTTTGCATACAATTACCTTTGCACCGTCTGTAATACTCATTGAGTATTTGTCATCGTACATTCGTTTTAATGTATTCCAATTTAAACTTGCCCTAACGTGGCCCGGCATATTAACTTTACCTTCTTTTGTTTCTTTTTCTAAGTATGCAGTAATGCTATTAGCACGTTTAGGTGAACCTTTTTCCCAACCCGGTCTAGCTTTAAACAATATTCTGAACTGGCTGATGTAATCTAAAACGTGTTGCTCAGTGTCGCCTGCTAACACCATTTGCAATACTTCTGATAAGAAGTCTTGGATAAACTCAGGTGTATCACTACGCTTTAAATCTAAGCCCATAGCTTTGATCTCACCTTCTTTACCATGGGTATCTTTACGTTTACCTTCTTTATCATAAACTAATACAGCATAACGCTTCTTAGTAATGAATAGTGACTTACTGCCAACAATCTCACGGCCTGCTTTAATAACTTCACCGCGTGTTTTAGGACAATGAAACGCATCTAACATAAACTGTTGGAATGTACCATTAACTTGTTCACCAATTTGATCATACAAGTGTACAATTGTCTCTTTAGTCCAGGGTAAACTACCATTTTCAATGTCTTTCTTAAGTGTAGTATATGCTGAGAAGTAACAGGAGTCAGTGTCACCGTAAATAATAGACTTACCTGTATGATTGTACTCACCAGTTATAATTTCATTTACTTTAGCTGCCATATGTTTAGCAATTTGTCTACCAGTTAACGTAGTTGATTGCCCAATACGTTTATCAAAGAACCTACATCCTGGATTAAGAATAGCACCATATAAACTATTTAGGTTAATCTTCTTAACCAGCTGACGTTTATCCCAGTATTCTTCTTCAATTTTATTACCTGCATTAATTGCTTCTTTTAGCTTTTTCTGCATATCTTTACGTTCTGCATACCATCGCTTTAGTAATCCAGGAATAATACCTTCTGTTTCATACGAAAATATAGTTCCGTTAGCTGACATAACCCAAGGTTGATTACTTTCAAATATTAATCTATATACTTCGGCTGCACTTAAAATATCAGTATCGCCGTTTTCCCAGTCAACAATGATATCAGTACCAATTTCTTCGTTCATAACAGACGTATATTCAAGTGTACCAAACAATCCTTCCCATGCAGCAGCAAACGATTTACCTTTAGCTATTTGTAAGCCTATATATTCGTCAGTTGCAACTGGTCTTAACTGTCCTACAATAGTTTCCGGACCCATATTCAATGCTCTAATAGCACTCGGATACAGAGAGTTAATATCTAGTGAGCCTATCCAGTCATGTATACCTTCTTTAGGATATGCAACATACGCACCTGCAGCTTGAATTGGTTCTGCTTTACCTTTTCTATTAGGTACAACAAATCCTCGGTTGTGTGATTCGTTAATAATAGCTTGTTCTGTTACAGCAACTGCACCCATAGTAGTTTGTAGTAACACAGTGTTTTCGTGTGCAAGTGTATTAGCTAAGTCGATAAACTTTAACTTTGTATCAAGTCTGTGTAACAGCATAGTATCTTGTCTGTTATATTCAATAAATGTTCTAAAGTCATTGTTGTATAACTGATCAAGTGTGCCTTCGTACTGTGTTTTACGGTCACCCAATTCATATTCTGCAATAGCGTCTAATCGAAAGCTGTGTCTTTCTTCATATGTGTATTTCTGATATAATTGTAAACTATCTAAATGTACACGTCCTACAAAGTCATATGTTACTGCAGCTTTACCGTATTTTTCGTATTCTCTACGTTTTGGCAATTGATTAAACAAACAGAATCTGCGTGTGTCATCTTTTGAAAGTACTTTAGTAACACGATTTACAGTGTATGGTATATCAAATCCTTCACTATTCCATCCGCTAATAATATCAGCATCTTCAAGTAGTGTAAGAAATGTATCTAACATCTCTGCTTCAGAGTTAAACAGTATAGTATTTGGAATATCTCTAATTTGTTCTTTAGCTTGATCCATAGTTAATGTCTTTGGAGGTATTGCTAAACAAATAAGAGTGTCTAACCATTGTAAGTATACTGCAATTGCTGTAATGGGCATGAACGCATCATCTGGTGATGCATACCCACGTTCTGGATCAAAATCAACCTCAATATCGTAAAACGCAATATTTAATTTAGGTGCATCGTGATTAAGGTAGTTGTCTGATAAGCATTTAAAGATTGGATTAATATCCGCTTCAAATAACTTTTTGTTACCGTGTATTGCAAGTTCTTTGCGGAACTCTCTAGTATTGTTACAAATTACTTTTGATACGGGGTCTCCGTAAATTGATTGATATTTCCCTTTCGGGTCTGTATAATATAATGTGTGTTTAACGGCAATATCTTTGTATTCCCGTTCACCTTTTGAATTTCTTTCTACAATTTTAATAACATCATTATCGCGATCAAACCATGCATCTACATAACTCATTCTGCACCTCTATCGCGATTAGTTGCATGATCATTAATCCATTCCATAAACATCGCTTCGTCGCGTTGTTTTGCAACTTCTTCTGATCCATGAACAATGACACTGCATTCACATCTTACTGTACATACTTCCGGACGGATGCATTCCGTACAGGTATTAAATTCTTCCATATTGTATTCTCTGTGTATGTGACTTGTGGCTCACAAATACCCTTTTGCAGCTTATGGCCTGCTTGCCGTTCCAGTTTACTACTTTTTAAATACGTTTTGTAATGTCTAAGATTGCTTCAACTTCTTCCCAATCTTCATTATGATCTTGCCAATTTCCTTTATGGGCTATCTTGATAGCCTTATTTATAACTGCAGGTTTGACTTGTAATTCTTCTGCTACTGCTTTTACAGTATCTTTTAAGCCAGCTTGTAAGTCTTCGACTTCACGTAAAACTAAAGAACCTTCGGTAATTAATTTTTCAAGTTTAGCTTTTTCTTCTGGACCGTATGCTCTACTCATTAGTACTTCTCCTTTGTGTTATAAAGTATATATTATATATTCGTTTACTCAGTATGTCAACTGGCATGGTAAAATGATCGTAAAAAAAGGCAGATGACTGCCTTTTTAGATAGTAGTCAGTTAAAGACCTGCGTTTTTTACTATATCAGTTATTTCTTGACTCACGTTAGGATCTTTTGATAATCCTTGAGCACGTTGTGCAAGCTGATTGAATTGATCCTGAATTGCTTTCATTTGCGCATTAAAATCAGCATCGGCATTAGCATTTGGCGTTGCAACAGGTGGAGCTGATGCATCAGGTACATTAGGCACGTCAGGTACATTAGGCACGTCAGGTACATTAGGTGTTGAGCTATGACTACTTAATTTGTGTTGTTGATAGTCTTCCCATGCTGCTTGGGTATGCTGTCCAAATTTCCCATCAACTGCTAATGATGCACCTTGACCATTTAAAAATTGTTGTAATTTTTCAACTTTTGGGTCATATTGTAATCCGGCGTGTGGTTTTGCATCGCCGCCATGGGTGTTAGAATTGTCCGGAACATCTGGAATTACTGGAGGTTTTTCTGAAGTTACTGGAGGTTTTTCTGAAGAAACAGGATCAGTCGGTTTCCATTCGCTTGTATTCCATTCAGGATGCGCATTTCCATAATCAAATGGATTAAGATACGATATTGGATTATCTTTACCCATATACAATCTGTCAGCTGATATAACGCCACCTGCACCGGCACCGATAGTTGTTGCTTTTCCAAAGTTAGCAGCAGTTTTTCCTGCATCTGATGCAAGTTCCCAATCTTTTGCTGCGCCTCTTGCAGGTTGAAAGAATGCCCCTCTCCCATAGTTTTTAATTCCGCCTATAGTACTACCAAGTAATCCTTCTTCTAAGTATTCTTGTTCAATAGTTTGCATATGAGCATGTAATCTATTTAATGGTTGGGTAGATTCTTGTAATATGGTAGATGCAGTAGATGATTCAATAGAATCTAATTTGTTTCTTAAATCTGCAATTGATTCTGCTATTGTTTTTGATTTCATTTGGTTACTTTCCTAAAATATATCTGTTAACTGATGTACTAATATCACCATTATTTGCACCTAACGATTTTAGGTATTGTTGAAATTCATTAGCACTAATTGATTTTGCGGATGGAGTCCGCTTACTAGACTGTGTATGCCCTTTTGGTGCAGTTCCAGTATGTCTATTATGCGGTACTGATTTAACAGGAGCAACTGGCGCAACCGGAGCTTCTGGTTTAACAGGTGGTGCAGTTTGCGATTTTTCAGTATTTGTAGCAGGTGGGGTATTAGTTATAGGTGAGGTATTAGTAACAGGTTCGTTTGAATTAGGATCGTTCCAATCACGATACAAATTTGCTAAATCTAATACTGTACCTACGCCTGTGCCAATTCCGGGTACTAATGATGCAAGTCCGGCAGCGCCGGAAATACCAGCTCCGAGGTAATCACCTTTCTTATACCTATCATATGCATCAGCTGCGTCATATGCAGTTAATGCACCTGGAACTAATCTAGCAGCTGTTTTACCTAAAAATTCCTTTGCACCTGTTTTAGCAAGTTTTTCACCTGCGCCAAGCCCTTTAGATGAAGATTTTGCAAGATCATCTACATTCATTCCGGATAATTTAGCAGCAGATGGTTTTGGTTCTGCAGATGGCCGAGTAAACGACCATTCTTGATCTTTTAAATCTTCATTTAAACCCATATTCTGCGCATAGAATGCGCTAGCTGATGACAGTGGGTGAGATTCATCAGCGTACCCAAAAGACTCTATAAGTGCATCCGCTAAACCTGCCGACTCATGCATACCTGCCATTGTTTGAGATGGGAATGTTGGAGTCATTTTAGCTGCAAGTGCAGATGGTGCATTTGATGGAAGAACTGGTTTATCACCAATCTCACTGCCCATTTTACTTGTTGCGTGTTTGTCGCGTAATGCTATCATTTGTTTAATAAGCTCACGTAGTTGATGCATTATATCGGCTAACTCATCGTGACGTGCAGAAATGCTTGAGCTTTGTTGCTGTAAGTTTGCATTAGCTGCATCAAATACTCGATTGTTATCAAACCAACCAGCCTGTGGAAGTTTTGCATTTTTTGGAAGTAATCCAGCTGCTGATAATTTTTCAGCTACTTCAAATGGTACTTCGTCATCCTCATCCCCATCATTAGATACATAATTTCCAGTAACTGGATCAACTAACCCTTCTAGTCCGTTTTGTTTAGCAAGCTCTGCTAACTTAGGAATGCGAACTTTGTCGTCTTGTTCGTATCCAGCAGTTAATGCAAGTATTGCTGAAAGGGTTAATGTTTCTAATAGAACGGGTTGGTCGATGTTATCTAATGTGGCTATTAAATTTCTAAAATTCATCGTCTGTCCTTTGATCATTTACAATTTGATCATAATTATCCATAGTTAATACGTCACCATTTGCACTTAATTTGATTAACATTTCAGTAACGTTATGTAAATCCATATCAGTTTGTGCATCTTCTCTAGCATATTCAAGTAAGCGAATAAGTAATGGAATATCTACTTTAACTACATCTTGAGGATTCTCTGCAGATTCTGGTGTTTGTATACCAGGACCAACTGGTTTAAAACCAGGTGAGTGACCAGGAACGGCGTTTTCGCCCATTACTTTGTATGCAATTTTTTGAGCATACTGCTTAATGTCAGCTGATTTAGTATAAAGAGCTGCTTCTTGTTCTGCAGAAGCTTCAGCCATGTATTGTTTAAGCAACGATGGCCTAGATGGTCGATTGTTAGATAGTTCGTCTTCAACCGGAGTTGCATAATGCTGCATTGCCATTTGAACAGGTAATGCAACTTTATGTGGTGACGATCCTTCTGTTACAATTGACATGAATTTTTTCATATCATCTGTGTTTTCTACAGGAGCAGATACTTTAACAGAATCCATTGCTTGTAGAATTTGTTTCATATCCATGATTATCTAATTACTCGTGAGGTAAGTTCTCTTAAACGGCTCAACTCAACTGATTCTTTTATGCATTCTTTTTCTTTTGATGATTTAATTGCGTTATCAACAGAACCTTTATGCTCTTCTTCACCAGTTTCAATTTTGCCATCTTTGTCGTAATCTTTTTTAGCTTTTTCTTTAGCAGATTCTTTAACAGTGTTTAATTCTGATCTAGCTTTATCTAATGCTTTTCCAAATTCTTTGCCGCCTTCTTTTTTAGCGTCATCTTTTTTAGCAAATGGGTTTCCACCTTTTTTATCAGCTACACTGCTTGGTTTTTTAACAGGAGCAACTGATTCGCCATAAACTGATCCACCATAGATGCCTTCTGTTTTAGAATCATCTTTTTTAGGTTTTTTAGGTGCATCTGAATCTGATTCGCTATCTTTAGATTTTTTAGCAAATGGATTTCCGCTGTCTTTTTTAGGAGCTTTGCTTTTTGGTTTGTCATCGTCACAATCACTATCGCTATCTTTAGATTTTTTAGCAAATGGATTTCCGCTTTCTTTTTTAGGAGCTGATTTTTTAGATTGTTCTTTTGTAGTTACAATCTCGTCATCCATTGCTTTCTTTTTTGGTTGTTCTTCTGCATCCGGTATACCGTTGCCGTCAGCATCAACTTTTGATTGAACAAAGTTACGTAAAATTCTATGTTTTTTTACTAATTTTTGAGTACGTTCTGGAAGTGGTTTTTCAACCATACCAGTACCGCCGCATTCTGCACATGTATGCGATACGCTTTCTTTAACTGTTTTAGTTTTATCAAGTTTATCAGCTTGGTCAATTTTAAGGGCAGCAAGTGATTTCTTTGCTTCCATTAATGCGTTTTTCATTTGTCTTTTTTCACTTTCTGAGTACATATCGCTATTCTCTATCTTATCGCCGTATTCGCTAAACTTCATTTCGTATTCTAGGTAATGGTAAACTGAAGAAATATAATCTGCAGCTTTTGTAATTTTAGCCTGTACCCAAGATTCAAATTGATCTTCGTCTTCTATTTTTTTAAATAATTTAACGCTATATTTTGCCAACTTGTATAAGTCAGCTTTAACCATTGCACCTTCGTCGTCTGCTTCAATATTATGGCCGTCATGGTGAAGTTCGTCTGATGAGATGTCAATGTTTGGTTCTGGTAATTCAATTTTTGGCAACTCTACTTCTAGACCTGCAAATTCTGAAAGTTTTTTTCTGTTGTTCATGGTAAACTCCGTTATTGTATATTTAGCCTCTTTTAATAGTTCCGCCGGAAAATAAGTTCCCACCCTCACCTATTGCTGTGCCAAATAGATTACCTGTCTTTCCTGTCATGTCTAATGCATTTACTACAGTGCCATCTTTATTTTTCTTAGATATAGTTTTAACTGGTGTTGCATGGGTGCCGCTTTTACCTGGAGAACCTGTATACTTTTTATCACCTTTATTTTTACCAAGAACAACTGGTCCTACTCCAACATTTGCAGCACTAGTCGCGCCTGCAGATGCCATTTCCGAAATAATTTCTCTAATTCTCATAATGGTTTACTCCATAGTTCAAACCATGCAGGAGTCCCGGGTTTGATATTATTTTCACGCTGATACTTGCCGCGTTCATCTGTAATAAATGATTCTTGCATTTTATTAGCACGATATTCATGTAGACGAGCAGCAGATCCTAACCCACCTAAATGGTGCGCAATTTTTAATTCGTGTATTGGATCGTCAGGCGCAAGAAAACAGTCCTCGGGACTGTCTTGTAGAATGTTTTCTGATGTTATTTTATATTGTTTCACATGCTAAACTCCGTATTTGTTTCTTTTTACGTTAGCTACGGGACTAGTATTGTTAGTATTAGATGGTTCTTTGCTATCGTTTGGGGTTAGCTGTTTACTTGTAAGTCCCATCTTCTTTTTACTTTTATCAATAATCTTTTGATCTTCATCAGAATAAGATAGCGTAACTAATTGGTTAGCAACTGGACTTGCAGGATCGTAATTGTGCTCGTCGTCTGGACTTCCGGCCATATCAACACCAAATCTATACATATCGTAATATGTGTGCGGTCCGGTGTAAGTATGCATTCCTTTTATTGAAGACTTAAAATGGTCATGCATTTTTCCAGACTTGCCTATTTTTCCAGCTTGTCCAGACGCATCAGTATTGCCAGTTTCTGATTCCGATATAATTTCTTTAATTTTCATATACCATACCGATTTCTTTTTTTAGTAGCAACGGGACTAGATTTATGAACATCTGGTAACTCAGCTGACTTTTTAGACGATCCCATTGATTTGCTACTAATACCAAATTGTTTTGCAGCAGAGTTTAGAATCTTTTCATCACCGTCTGTATACGACATTGTAATAAAATCACCGCCAACCGGGCCTTCTTTTGTTACTTTGTTATCCGGTGCACTTGCTAGTGCCATCCCAAATCTATAAGCATGATATGGATTGTTGTTGTTGTTTAATGCAGGCCACGCAGCCATGCCCGGCGATGCATCTCTAACACCTTTACGTAACTTCTCTTCGCGCAGTACAGTAACTCGCATTTCGTCCAATGCAAGCTCAAATTCTTTTATATCTTCGTTTGTATATCGTTTCATTATTCATTCCGTTGTGCAATTCATTCCCTCTCTAGTTGCTTGATATAATGTTTTACCACAGACTGTGATATCTTCACTTACACCAGTTATTAGTTGGAAATTAATTTTGTCACCTATTTTAGCGTATTCGCGTGCTAATGTACCACTAACATTATTTGTAGAGTCTTTACGATCACCACAACTAACAAATTTTATAACTACATGTTCTCTACCGGTTGGACCACGTGCGTAATCGACAGTACGAGATGGCCCGCTATTCCAATTATTAAGCGCAGTTTCTAAACTTCTACTACCTGTACCTAATCTATCGCTACCTGCTATAAATGTCATATGCCTATAACCTCTATCATATAACCAGCATGCAGCTTGCCATGGGTCTCTAACATATTCTGTTACCATAAAATTAGAATAGTCAGGATGAATCTTTTTAATAAATTCAGTCTTAACTTCATAATCTAATGGATCACTAGATGGATCGCATTTACTACTTGCAAATATATATGCATGTTCTTTTCCAAGTTCTACGGTTTTCTGTATAACTTTTTTATGTCCAACTGTAGGAGGATTCATTCTACCAAAACAAAAAGTTGCCATTGGCATTTTACCTTTTGCTTCAATTTCTTCAGCTGACACTTTGTATTTAGAAAAGTTGGCTCGGCTAAATTCTAATCTGTTAATAATTTTTAACTTAGTGTTACCTGCGCCTATAACGTAACCTTCATGACTTATAATACTATTTATTATAGGTTGCACTGCACTGTGTACTTGTTGCGTATCAATTTGTTGTTTAATATCTAATTTAAGATTAGATATTGCACTCCATATTTCCCACAATCCTATTAGCCCTTTATATATGTCAATATGGAACTGACCGGTTGGTTTACATAGTTTTTCTGTAACAGATTTAGTAAACCTTGGTGTAGCAAACTCTATAAATCTAGTAACAATGTCTGTTTCTAGATCTTCAGATTCAATCATACTTGTAATAAATGGTCCCATTGCATTAATTACGCATTTACACTTAGCTGCAGTTATTTTAGCAATACACACGTCTACAGCGGTGCTGTGTGTTGCAATAGCGTGTTGTGCATTTAATACTAGTGTGCTGTTTACTACAATATTTGGCTTAGTTGTCATTTCAGTTGCAATAAACGTAATGTCTTTACATTCTGAAAATCCGTTAAATCCTGTAATTGGTTCATCGTCTGCAGTTAATCCTGGAAAGAATGTATGTACTGCAATACCGCCTACACTGTTAGCAATAGACTGACCTAAATTGCTGTTGTGATTAACCCTATATTCAACTGTATTAGGTTTAAACACAAATGAATCACCGATACTATCTGGTATACCTGCCCATAGCAAGTCGCCCATGTAATATGTATCAGTAACATTTGGTATAATTCTATCTAATGCAGGACGTAATATATCTTCTTTGCTCCAAAGATCGCTACGATTAACGTTACGACTAGCGTCATAATCTCTAATAGTAGTAAACTTAAGGTTGCCAGCAGCAATTTGTTTGAACATGTGTTTATCAACAAACACTAAGGTGCCATTACTATCACGACCAAAAACTATAGCAGGAAATCCGTCCCATTTAATAGTTAATGTGTTAGTGTTATAAGAAAGACTAGTTAATTCATTAACTGCTCGTTGGGCTCCTTTAGATCCTTCATTAATGATAAGATCTTCCGGATGTGCAATTCCTGCCATAGTGTTACCTCTATGTAATAATGTTAATTGTGATCGTAACTACCATCTTTCATATCTTTAGATACTTCATCAAACAGTTGTTTACAAGCTGCTTTCCATGTTTTAGCATCAATATCTTCTGGCAATTCACGCATTGGATATTCTTTAGTATACCGTTTATAACCATCTGCTACTGCAGTTTTAAAAATAGTATACTTAATATCTTTACCTGCTTTTTTCTTATCGATAAACGTGTGTACTGCGGGTAGCAAATGACGGCGATATGCATCGTCGTCGTTATTTAAAAAGAAAACTAAATCTTCAGCTAAGTCAAAATCAATCTCATTGCCGTCGTCAGTTTGTTTAATAAACTCCTCACCTTTAAAGTGAGAGTTTTCAAGTAGATCTGTAATACGCATAGTTAAATCCCGTGTTATTAGTATATTTATACTTAATGCACTATCCGATCAACTGTAAGTTTTATTCCTGCAAGTTGCATTCTACACATTAACAACATGTTTTTACCAGTTACATAAAAATGCCCACCACCATAACTACTTTGTTGTAATAACATGTCTCTACATCCGTTAGTAATTCGCAATTTGTTAATAGCATCAGCCCATTCTAAAAAATCTAAATACTGTTTTTCAGTTCTGCCAATAGTAACTCGATATTCGTATTCTATAGTTGGCATATAAACTGTTCCTGCTGTTAAGTTAGCAGGTGGCATGCTAATACTACGCACTTTATCTATGTTGATATCTCTTAATGCAATAATGTCACTGTATGTATTAGTGTACACTGTAACTGTAGGATATTCTACGCGAGTGCAGTAGTCATCCATATCTGTTAATTCGGTGTAGATCTGAGTTGTGTATGCCAAGTCAGCAGGTGATCTCCATGTATTAGTAGTTTTAAGTAGTTTAGATTCACGGGTAATTCTATTAAAATATAGATCACTTTTAGTGCCTCTAAATACATGGCTAAATGCGCATACCAGCACAATATTGTACTGGTATTTGCCTCTGTATAGTTTTTTAGTAGTATTAATCTGCATCTTCAACATTAAACATTTGATCGTATTCGCTTGGTGCTGATATTAACGGAACTTTAGCTAGTTTAGGTTTAGCTAACAATATTAACGAATCGTGTAATACTGAAATTGTTAACCATCCGCCGGATCTAAGGTCACCAAATAACATCATTTTAGCAAGATCTCGCTTGATTTCTTTATCAATAATGCGATGTAATGGTCTAGCACCCATTTTAGAATCAAAACCTTTATCTAATAACCACTGAGTTGCAGCTTTATCAATCTTAATTTTAACACCTTTATCTTTAACTTGATTACGAACTTCGTCAATAAACTTGTTAACTACTTTAATCATCACGTCTTTCCCTAGTTTATTAAACGTAATAACACCGTCTAACCTGTTACGGAACTCAGGTGATAAAAACTTCTTAAGATCTGCATCCGAATAGTCTTTTTCTTGTGTACCAAATCCAATCTGATTCTTTTCTGCAGTTTGTGCGCCAGCATTTGTAGTTAAAATTAGTACAATATGTCGACAATCAGCTTGTTTACCATTAGATCCAGTAATAAACCCGTTGTCCATCATCTGTAATAGTACAGTTGATACATCTGGATGTGACTTTTCAATCTCATCAAACAACAATACCGCATTAGGATTTTCTTGTATTTGAGTAATTAACAATCCTGCGTTATCTTCAAACCCTACATAACCTGGAGGACTACCAATAAGCTTACTAATACTGTGTTTCTCTTGATATTCTGACATATCAAAGCGTAATAGCTTAGTACTCAAGTGTTTAGCAAGTGCTTTAGCAGTCTCAGTTTTACCACAACCTGTTGGCCCCATAAACACAAAGCTACCAATTGGTTTGTTTTCTGATTTTAAACCTGCTTGTGCAACCATGATCTTATCAACGATTTCAGTTAACGCAGTATTTTGACCAAATACTTCTGCTTCTAACTTGTCTTGTAATGATGCTAATGAACTAGTTTCGGTTTGCATAATCTGTTCAACTGGCATGTTGACCATTTTAGCTAATTCAAACTGAATATCAGCTTCTGTAACTACACGATGATCAGCAAGTTTTAAATTAAACCGTGAGCAAGCGCAGTCAATTAAGTCAATAGCCTTATCTGGCAATTTTTTATCTGCTTGATATTTTACAGATAGTTTAATTGACGCTTGTAGTGCTTCATCTTTAATTTTAAGTTTGTGATGGCCTTCGTAATACTTCTTAATACCTTTAAGAATCTGTAAAGTCATTTCTTGTGTAGGTTCGTCAACTGTAATACGTTGGAATCTGCGCATCAATGCTCGATCTTTTTCAAAGTGTTTACGATATTCATCCCAAGTTGTACTTGCAATAACTTTAATGTTACCTTTGCTTAATGCAGGTTTCATCATATTAGCTAAATCGTTAGATGAGCTACCTGATGCGCCTGCTCCGCTAATCATATGAGCTTCATCAATGAATAACACGCATTTACCAAGTTTTTGCAACGACTTAATAACTTGTTTAAATCGTTCTTCAAAGTCGCCTCTGTACTTAGAACCTGCTAGCATAGCTGCAATGTCTAAATTATATACAGTATAATCAGTTAAAAACTCAGGAACAGCACCATTTACGATGTTATATGCAAGACCTTCGGCAATTGCAGTTTTACCTACACCTGGATCGCCTACCATAATAACATTGTTTTTGCTGCGACGGCCTAATGCTAGTGCAATGTGTTCTAATTCATCAACCCGACCGATAACAGGATCAATTTTATTATTTTTAACTTCGTCATTTAAATTAGTAGTGTACGCTTGCAATGCTTTGTGCATTTGTGCATTTGGTTTAATTGTGTCAGATGATGAATCGTCGTCTGACATAACATTTTGCACGTACTCTGCATATTTTTCTTTTGTAATGTTAACTTGTGCAACATAGTAGAATGCCCATGATCGTTTTTCCCCTAACATTGCTAAGAAAAAGTCAGCTGGTTCAATACGGGTACCACCATTAAACAACACTTGAGTAAATGCTCGATTTAATGATCTCTCAACTGCTTGTGTTTTTTTTGGTTTAACTACTACTTCTACTGTAGTAATTTCATGGCATTTAGATTGTAAATGATCGAGTACAGTGCCCTTTAAAAAATTTACATCAGCGCCAAAGTGTTGTAACGAATTAGTAAATGCGTCGTCTTCTGTGAGCATTGAAAACAGAACATGCTCAAGTGTTACATACTCGTGATGCATATTTTTTGCAGCAGTTATTGCTTTGTCAAAAATTGCTTGTAGTTTTTCGCTTGGTTCGACCATTGTAGTTCCTTGTTGTTGTTAGTAAAGTTATATTATACACTATTACACGTAAATGTCAATTTAATTGACTGTTTATTGCTTGCAATTGTGCTATTAATGCAGGATCAGTAATAGCAGGTACTTTAATTTTAATAACAGTAATAAATTGGCCAGTTTGTTTACTATGTATATTAGTGAATCCAGAACCGTTTGCATATTTTGTACCGGTTTCAACGCCGGCTCTAATTGTTAAGCTAATAGTGTCGCCGTTAATTGTTTTTACAGGTTTTATACATCCAAGCATTGCTTCAATTGGATTAATTTCTAATGTTGTATGTACATCGTTTCCTTCTCGTTTAAAAGTTGGATCTGGTAGTATTATTACCGTTACGTTAAGATTTCCACGTTGAACATTTGGAATAGAATCATCCCCTAATCCATTATAACGTATTGAATCACCGTTATCTATACCTGCAGGTACATTTATTGAAACAGTTTGCGATCTTCCACTTGGTAAAGTAAATGTTGCATCTACTTGTTTTCCATTAAATGATTCAGCTAATGTTATTTGTACTTGTAAGTTTAAATCTCTATTGCGCTGTTGTTGTCTAAATCCATGTCCAAACATATTTGTAAAATGCGGATGCTGTCCAAATACGTCATTCATATCAAAATGGAAGTGTTGTGAGTGGCCACCGCCAAATCCGCCAAACGGATTTCCATTTTGTTGCATGTCGTATTCTTGACGAGATTGCGGATCACTTAATGTGTCATATGCTACTGATATATCTTTAAATGTTGCTTGGTCTCCGCCTTTGTCGGGGTGATGTTTGTTAGCTAATGAACGATATGCTTTTTTAATATCGTCCTGCGATGCGTCTTTGGACACACCTAGTTTTGAATAAAAGTCTGTCATGGTTAATATCTCATAAAAAAGGTCAGTTTGTATAGTAATTATACTATACAAAGACTGACCTGTCAAGATTTTGATTACTTGTGTTTTTTAACTACTTTTTTTGGAGCTGGTTTTACAACTGCTTTTTTAGGTGGAACTTTTTTACCTTCAAACTTCTTATGAACTTTGATAGTTTTGCATTGTTTCTTACCTTTTACAGTTTTACAAACTTCTTTAGTAGTTGGACCAACGTGTCCTTCTTCATGGTTTGCATAAGCAACTGGAGCTGCTAACATGCTAATAATAATTAATGATAATAGTTTTTTCATAATTTCTCCTTATGATTTTGGAATTGGTTTGCCTGCGGGGCGTTTTCTTGCTACGTTAGGTGCTTCTACTGCAACTGGTTCTGGAATAACAACCGGTGCTACTACAGGAGCCGGTGGTACATATACCGGTGCAGGAGCTGGAGCATACACTGGCGCTGGAGCTGCTGGCGGTGGAGTAAAGCTGCTAAAATCAGGTAATCCTGGTGCATTAATTTTTTCTTGGGTACGACCGTGTGCTGAAATACCTAATACAACACCCATTGCAATGTGATAAAGACCACCACCTTGTAATGTTAATGGTTGCCACATATCTAAGTTTTGACCTGGATTGTAGTATTGTAAAATATTGTATAAAATTGGTCCTAATACGAAGTCAAACAAACATGTAATCATGTAAGTCATTGCCATCATAGGGCGCCAGTATTTTGTCATAAAATCCTCGTTTTGTTCCATTTACGTTCCTTGTATTTAAATTGCTTTTGCAGCGGTTGATGCAATTGTGATTGCAGTGTTTATAATTTTGTTTAATTCAGTTTGTGCGTTAAGTGCTGCCGCATCTTCGATGATAATTCCA